CCGATGATGACAGAACAGATGAGTGCAGCATTCACCGTTTCTCCAGTGCGTTCCTAATGGCCTCGCGGACCACATCGGACACGCTTAGTTGCCGCTCGGCCGCCATGGCCTGCAGCTGCTTGAGTTGCTTCGTAGTAATCACGAGGGAAATTTTAGACTGAGGGAGCATTGCGGGAGATAATTTGCTCAAGGAAGGTTGCCGGCTGAATGCCGCGAACTGCGGCCGCCCACCGGATACGTTCGATTAGGCGTGGCTCGATGCGCCAGGGAATCATGACCTTAGCTCCAGCCGGCGATGGCTTGCGACCTGCGCCAGTACGAGTGCCGCCTCTCATTGCATGGCCCTCCGCACGCGCTCGGCGTAGGCTTTGGTCTGCGGCTTCAAGTGGCCTCTAGGTCCGCCATTATGGATGCGCGCCAAGGTCTCGATATCGCCGGCCGCCCACGCTTTCGGTGCGTAGCGCTTGAGATAGGCGGTCACGACCTTCCGGCTGTATGCCAGATCATCGACCTGCTCATAAGCACCAGCCACGCGGGAGTCGGCATGATAGGCGCGCATAATCTGCAGCGGTCCACGGCTGCGGCCTTGATCGCCAAGGATGACGCCAGTGCGTCTGCCACCACTCTCGACGACGTGTAGAGCACGCCAGAACGACTCGGGCGGTGCTGCGTGGACTGCGCTGGTCAGCAGCGCGATGATGAGTAGTGAGCGCATTGGATTAGCGAGAATTTAACTGCCAAGAAAATGTACCAAGGTCAGCTGCGGCGCGTTCGGCAAGCCATGTCGGAACTGCCCACATATCTTGCGGTTCCACTTGGTAGAAGTCGTCCTTGAGGAACTGGCACTGTGACTTCGGAAGCCAAGCCAAACGGCGAGAGTGACCGCATCCAACGGCGATTGCTTTTGCCGTTTCGCGGAGCGGCTTCACAAGAATCATGGAGCGATCAGAATTGATCCAGTCGGTCATCGTTGCGAGGTTCATGACCAAAACAAAGACAGACTGCCGCTAGCGCTGCAAGCAGATTCTTTCGGATTTTATCCGATTATTGCAGCAAGCCAGAGATCAACGAGTTACGCAATTAATCAACTGAGCACGGATCCTTTTGTCGCTCGCCGGACTCTAGCTCAAGATCGCTGCGCACCTCCTCGCAGCCGGACGGATCAGCCACGAGGTAGTCAATCGTTGCGGCTCGATAGACGTGGCCGACGACGACGTAACCGCACGAAGGGTCAATGCGTGACCGCACCAGTTCACCGAGCGCAAACTGTGGCGGCCGGTCCATCAGATCGGCCGGTACCAGACGCGGCGCGTCATTCTTTTGCCGAGCTTCACTACGCCGACGAACTTCTCAATTTTCTTCTTGGCGACCATCTCACTCACAAGCGAGTAGGCGCGATCCGTGCCGATCTTTAACTTTGCTGCCAGTTCAACAACAGTGACCCAGCCGACGCCCACAGGTCGCCGCTCGTTCTTGTAAAGCGCCTCCTTGAGTAGTCCGACCCATTTGTCGTCAGTACTTGTGGATTCCTTGCGCGGCATAAAATGACCCTCCGATCTTTTTTGCTTGGAACAGTTGATAGGTGCCGTCGTCGAAAAGTACACCGTAGCACCAGGCGTTGTCGTGGCGCAGCTTAGAAACCATGTGCGCGTTGTAGCTCATGTCGATCTTGCAGCAGCAGCCAATCCCGCGCGCCTCGGCTGGACCTTCGATGCTTTCAACTGGTGCTGAGTCGGTCGCGTGGACGTGGCCGAACAGACAGTTGCCATACGCTATGGCATGACGGCGAGCAGCACCGAGGCCGGCGAAGTAGCCATGGACGACGCGGAGGTGACCTAGCCGCAGCACGCCCAGTCGTGAATCGTAAGGCAGCATCCTGCCCTTGGTTGCGTGAATGACGCGAGCGATGCGCTTCACGCCCTCGCGTGCGTAGTCTGCGGCAAGACCGCTCGCGCTATCGGCCAAGCGGTAGAGTCTCTCGTCGTGGTTGCCTCTCAGGAAGTGGTTCTCTGCACCACCGTCAAAGTAGGCGCGGATCCACTCGACGCCGGCCGTCCAGTCATCCTCCAGGCTGTGCATCTTCTCCTCGTCAGATGCTCCCTTGCGCAGATTGCGAAAGTCCCAGCAGTCGCCGGCGTGAATGCGGATCTCTGGCCGGAAGTCTTTGATGAACGCCAGCAGCGCACGCTGCGTCACCTCGTCGAACTGGTCGCCGTGGTTGTCTGCTGCCACCACGAAGCGACGTCCTCTAGACATCCTCAGCCTGCGCTAGGTCAGGCAGCGTGATGCCGTTCAGAACCTTGACGCATCGCGGCTCGTTCTTGGCGATGGCGTACATCTGAGCAAGCAGTCGGTCATTGGCACCGTTCAGCGCCGAGTTGCTCAAGTACTGCGCGAAGACATCGTCGCGCACGTTCAGCTGTGCTACCAGTCCAAGCGGATAGGCCGGAGCAGAGGCAGCCTGCGCAGCGTTGAGATACAGCGCGAGGTAACCCAGTGCGCTGCCGAGGTTGCGGTCCCACTCGACACTGGTCAGTCGGAGGTAGTCCCCAGTCGCGCCGTTCGGAAGGGTGATGGAAAGTTTAAGTGCCATAGGTTACGGAACAAGGCCGTGGTGCTGGAGTGCGGAGATGACTTCGTTGAGCGTCGCTGGAGTTGTCGCGTAGCGAGTGGATACTACTTTAGACGACTGGACGTAAAGATCGCCAGTGACGTTATCTACTCTGAACTTCTGCACTGTGCTCGCATCAAAAATGCGAAAGTTGGTGCCGTACACGTCAACTGCGGTGGTCTCGTTTGCTTCAAATCCTCGTCGCTCGATTGTCGGTGAGACACTGATCGGCACCTTGACCTTGGTCGCCGTAATCGAGACGGCGTTCATGGTTACGCTGGCAACGGTGCCACCCGTTACGTCGACGGCATCGCTGTCCTGCGCTGAAAGCGTGCCGGTGCCGTAGACTGCGGAGCCGTTAGCATTTCCAAGAGCGACCCATGAGCTTGCAATGCCGGCGCGGTTTACTGCGCGAATGCGGACATACCCAGGCGGAAGCAGCGAGTTATACAGGAAAAACTCGGTCTCTCGCGTCTGGTAAACAGTAGGCGATCCACTGCCGCTGAACCATGCATAATCCGTTGCTGAATCGCTATCGGTCGTCGTCGCCTTGATCTCGTAGTAGGCAAAGTCCCGCTCAGTGTTTGGCGACCACTTGGCGCGAGTTCCGAAATAGAAGATCTTGGTGTTGGCGATGTAAACTGGAATGACGCCATCCTTTGAAAGCGATCCTCCAGAAGGAGCGGCAGGAGCAGACGTTGAGGCGGTCGCGAGATACGGCGAGAACGCAGCCGTCACGACGTTGCTCGGAATGTTCGTAAACGACCAAGCCTGCGATGCGATGTCGTAGGTTACGCCAGGCGTCAGGTCATCGAGTACCGAGGAGATAGCGCCAGAGTTTCCGAACTGGCCGGCGATCTCGTAACCAGTCGCAGCGCCCTGCTTCCGGTAAAGGATGTTCTGGATGCGAGCACCGGACGGCAGCGCGGCAACGGTCACTGTGACGAGAACGCGAGCGCCGCCATCACTGGCGAGGTAAATCGTGTCGCTGATCTTTGTGAGCGCGGTCGGATCTGAGGGCGCCGTGGAGTCAATCGAACCAGACGTCACGACAACCGGCGTGGCGTTGACCGAGGACGAGAAGGCCGAATAGTTCTCGGTCGCGTCAATCGCATTAACCCAATAATAGTACGTCGTTGCAAAGTTGACCGTCGTGTCGACGAAGCGGTCAGCGCCGACCTCGGCAATCTTGTTTGTGGCAGTCGTTCCCGGCGTCACTCCGGTCGTGTTGCGGTACACGCCGTACTCAAAAATGTCGTTGGCCGTGACTGCCGTCCACGAGAGGGAGACCGCTCGGCCCGTACCCACCGCGGCATTGAGTCCGGTTGGTGCATTAGGCGCGATAGTGTCGCTCGGTGCTGTCCGAGTTAACGCGGTCGAAACTGTGGAGAAGATGCCGGCCGTGTTCACTGCACGACACGCGAACTCGTAACTGATTCCTGGCACCAAGTCGTCGATCTCAAACGCAGTGGCCGTGGCTGAATCGACTTGGCCCTCGGTCTTGTAGCCATTGGTTCCGCTGATGCGGCTCAAGATGTCCAGCGCGATGCCGCCAGTCGGAAGGCCGGGAACAGTGATCGAGATGGCTGCGCTCGTCGTGCCGTCGCTGGACTCGTAGACGCGCTCGCTGATGAAGGTCGGAGCGCTCGGCGTATTAGGCGGCGTCAGATCAGGCGATGACGTGATGGCCTGCGGCGTCGCTTGCGCACGGTTCGAGAAGCCGGACACGTTCTCCAGGCGATCATAAGCGTTTACCCAGTAGTAGTACGTCGTACCAACGCTGACCTCGGCATCGAAGAACCGCGAGCTGCGCGCCTCGGCAATCTTGCTGAACGTAGCACTGGCCGGCGTGACGCCAGTCGTGTTGCGATAGATGCCGTACTCCGAGAAGTCGGGCGCAGTTACGTCGTCCCAGTCTAGGCTGACCGCCTTGCCGCTGCCGATGTTCGCGGTGAGGCTGGTCGGCACTGAGGGAGCGGTCGTGTCGGGAGCAACGGTAACGCTCGCAGTGATGTAACTCGAAGAGACCTTGAAATAAGACTCGCCGTAGACGCGGACGTTGTAGGCAGTTCCAATGCGAACGTCACTTGAAATAAACTCCAGCGTCTGGTCTCCAGGCACGCGCGCCCACTGCAAGTATGTCGTCGCGGTGCTCTCCTTGTACTCAATGCCGACGAAGCCGCCGGACTGCACAAATTCCTCGGACGGTGCGGACCAAGACACTTGAATGCGAGGCAGTGCCGTACCATCTGCTTGGTACTGCTGAGTCGTGCCATCAGCAACCAGCGTCAGATTCGTTGGAGCCGTGACGCTAAACGGATTCGGCAGCGTCGTGTTGGGTGCCTGCGTCACCGCGATCTCGTCCGAGACGGTATAGCTGTAAACAGTCGAATCCATTTCGCGCAGCGTCATGTCGACCGCCAGCTGTGGCGGCTGACCATCAGCCACAAAGGTCCACTCCATCACTTCGAAAACCTTGTTCGTCCAGCCCAGCTTGGTGTTGGAGATCATCACCGTCTCTCCGGCGCGTAGCTGCATTGCTTCTAGTCGGAAACGAGCAGTCAGGATGATCTCTTGGCGCGCGCGCCGAAGTTCAACAATCGCGAGACGCTGCGCGCACGACGGCGAGATCGTAAACGGCAGCGATACGTCGCGCGTGTACTTGATGCCGTTATCCTCGGTGACGTAGGTCGTCGACGTGATGACCGGGAAGTCGGCCGGCTGCCATTGGTTCTCGGACGAAACGTAGACGCCCTTTACGGTGTTAACTCGGTCACGCGCGCTCGTGCGAGTGGTGACCGACATCGGTCCGACGAAGTGCTT